CAGCACTATCTATTGCTTGTTGCCACCATTCGTTCTTGTAAATGTTTTGCTTGCCATTGTTCTTATATCTTTTACATTCAATCGCAAAGTTTCTAAAATAAATGTCAGCCATACCTTTTGTTTGATACTGATCCAAGTTTCTTTTAACTCTCTCTTCTAAACCCTTTTCATCTAACACTGCATTGAGTTTGTTAACTATCAACCTCTCAAAAGCTGCTCCCTTATTTCTACTATTTACCATATTAAACCTCGTCACCCCAACAATCCCAGCCATCTACTTTTTCTCTTGCAAATAGTTCAATTCTTGGCTCATAACTCATTGACTCTATCATTTTTCTTGCTTCGTCAGGTTTTTGTGAATGCCGTCTTTTTGGACTAAGTAATAAACTACTAACATTACGCCTTATTGGTTTTAAATTACCCTTGACACCAAATAAGCATAATTCATGTTGTCCTCTAAAATAATAACCAATTCCAAAACTATTTTTTGCCCAAACAAAATTAGTAACATATCTAAAACCCCAAGATTCCATCACGTTAATACCATCTTTTAAAAAATTATTTGTTACCCATAAATATAGCCAGCAATTATCATCTGCAATCTTACTTACAGGTAAATTTTTGATATCTTCAGTTTTCATTAAAGGATAATGTTTATCTGCTCCTCTTCTAATTTTTCCACCGCCTATTTCACTCCATGCAGGGTCAGCATATATGGTTTTATATTTTTTGTTTGGAAATGGTATCTGCATTAATCTAACTCGTTAAGCATATATATAAATGCTAATACACTTATTAATGCACCTATAAATACTAATCCAAATATTCCTCCAATAAAATATAATATCCACTCAAGCATTGAACTCAGTCCTTACTACTTTGCCACTCATATATGTTATTTCTCTGTAATGCTTACCAGCACCTTTTTGAAAATAATAAGTTTTGATCTGTTTATCTAGTTTTTCTTGTTCTAGTTCTTTTCTACGTTGCTCTACTTTTGCTTTATGCTGACCCATTGTTATTCTCCTTATAGGAAACCATGCCTAGCTTCAGCAATAGCTGTGTAGCAGATTCGATATTCATATTATTTGTGATTGCAAACACCTTGATATCCTTATGTAATTCTTCAGGAATCCAAAGTGCTTTTTTTGTTTTTTCGTCCATTTGACTCTCCACTTTTTATATTATATTTAATTTGATAATAAAGCTAGAACTTTATTACCTACTCTTCCAAAAACCCTTATACTAATCTCAAGGGCGTAAGATAAACTCTCCATAAATCTAAATACTCTCATATATCTATTCGCCCTTTTTTAAAAAATCCTCATTAATAAAATTATATGTTTTATCGTTGTAATTTATTTGACAGCTTCTTAATTTGGTTTTTTCAAAATCTTTATCAACTTTTAAGTTAATTTTGTCATGATATGTTTTATTTTTTACATCATAATATCTATACATATCAGCCTTATCTATGTAGTGCTTGCCAGTAATTTCTCCAGTAATTTTGCTTGCTACATCTCTTTGTACTGGACGTTCATATGATAAATAATTTTTTTCTACGTCAAATGTATATCTTTGATTGTCATAGGTTATATACAAGTAACCATTTTTAGGTAATTTAAAAATGTCATGACCCTGTTTATGATGTATTTTAGGACTTGCTGTTTGTGTAATCATTTTATACAAAAGCAAGAACCACTTCATTGCATTAATGTTTACATCAACCCAAATGTAAGACATCTCTTTATTTAAGAGACTCTCTAGTCGATAATTACAAATTTTATTACTTAAATCAGTTTTTTTATATTTAGATATTTTCTTAATAAGTTTTTTTTGTTTTTTGTGTAAATATTTAATCTCTTGATTTAAAAGCTCATATAATTTTAATTCATTAAAAACCAAGTTATGTTTTGCCAATAAATCATCATACTTATTTTTTAGTTTGTCATTTAATTTATTATTTTCTTTTTTTAGTAAATTATATGCAGGGTCATTTTCATAATCATAATCTGTTTCTTTAAGAATATTGATTATATCTTCACCAATTTGCTCTATAGATTTTTTATTATTAGTATCTATCCATTCGCCTTTAAGTTTTTTATAACCAAAATTATTAATTAATTCATTTCTAATTTTGTTTTCCAAACCATACGCATCTCCATCCTTAGGAGTAAACTCATAAAAACTTTTTAAAGTTAAAGGGTTTCCTGTTTGTAATGATTTTATTCTTTTTTTTAAAGATATTGCATTTGACTTTCCAATTTTAAATGGAGCTCCATACTCTTCAGAACCAATAACATAAACCAATTCTTGCATCTCTCTCTCCTATAAAATTAAATCCACAACATTAGGACTATTGTAAATACTTAGAGGTTTACCCTTTTGATATTCTTTATAATCATTTAGGTATTGCTCCATCATAGTCCAGCCATAATCCATTTGTTCTTTTGTGATTCTAAATACTTTAGATGCATAAGGTTGTACTTTCTCTTGAGCTATGAATAAGAAGTCAGTAACTTCATATCCAGCCATCTCAACACCTCTTCTATAATAAGCAGCTTGCATATCATAGCCATACTTCTTAACTGAATAATTAAAAGCATGAGGTTCGCAAGACTGGGTAGTCTTGTAATCTATTACAACTATCTTGTTATCTGAATTAGGCTCATCTAAAGGCGGACACATTAAATCAGGTCTACATTTACATAGCACATCATCTTCATACCAATAAATACTTGCTTCAGGTATCTTACCTTTTGCATTTAGATAAGCATTACCTTCATATATCATATTCTCTTTCATGCCAGTAATAATCTCAGCTTCATCTTCTTTTAGAACTATGAATCCTTGCTCTTCATATTCAGCCTTCTCTTCTTTATATGCTTTTGTATATGGAGAACCTGTAAGCACTCTGACTTCTTTATCAAATGCTTCTTGTCCTTCTACTAATAAAGAATGAGCTGCTGATCCAAACTTTAGTGCTGGAGTAGATTCAGAAGTATAGTTGACTGCATGAAGTTGGGATTGCCCAAATCTTCTAACATAACTACTACTGATCCCCACACTTGCATGATAGTCCTCATTAGGTAGATCTTTATAAATAAGAGCCTGACCCTTTTGCTTAGATTCGAAGTTCTTTAATGATTCTATTTTCATTTATTAACTCCCATCAAATAACCAATCTCAGTCAAGGAATCCCTGACTACATATTCTCTGTTTTCAGTTTGTACTTTGGTTTCGCCAGTAAAGACATCTCTGTAGTAACCTCTGATTTGTCTTACATTTAAAATTAAGGGTCTTGTTTGCCCTACTTCGTTTAATTTTATCTCTCTCATTACATATACCCATTTTGAGTTACATATAATACCCATGCAAAAAATAGCATGCCTACAAATGATAAATACATTATTGTGTCGTGTTTCATTATTTACTCTCCCTTTTATTTAATTTATGTAATTTATAAATTGCTTTCTGATACTCAAAATCAGATTGCATATCTTCCCAAATCTCATCTTTTATTTCTTGTCTGATTTTTTGATCCACTTTACTAACTAATTCAAACTCAGATTTCTTAGGAATCCACCATTGATGATTCAATGATTTGTATTCAGGAGATGGTTGACCTGAGTCTTTCCATCTCCATTCAATAGCACCATGTTTGGTATTGCACATTAGGTTCATTATTTGACCCTCAAGAACTTCACACCTTTCTTATGCATCTCATCAGCAAGACAAGCTAAATGCTCATATCTTGCATCATTCCACATAGAGCAAGGTTGATGCATTTGTCGCATCTCTTTTTCTACTTTCCATAACCAAATTTTTGTATGGTCGATTGAATTGAATTCTGATTTTGTCATTACTTCTTCTCCTTAGTTAATTTAACTTTATGCCCCTGAGCAATTAATCTTGCTCTCTTCTTAGCCATGTAGAATAAGTCGCTAGTCTTGATAGCAACCACCCAGCCTATACTGGGTAGTTGAACTTGTAGTGTGTATCTAGTCATTATGCTACCACCTCTTCAATTCTTTCTTCACGATAACCACCCCAACCTTCGCCAGTAGCGTAAACAAGCCAGTAGCCACAGTTCACACAATCCTCACGATTGGAAGTTTGGTCAAGCGTGGGAGCTTGACACTTAGGGCATTTAGAATCTTGAAGTTCAAAACCACCAGTTTTTTCTTTTCTTATTGTCATGTTATTTAACTCCTTATTTTTAATTAACATAACCTATTATATGCATATAAATACAAATATGTAAATAAATATATATAAATTAAATTAAAGGATTTAGAACTGGTACTGAGCTTAAATTGTCTAGTGTTTCTTTTAGAGAATCTAATTCCATAGATTCAGTGATAGCTTTCTTATCAAAAGTAAAATAGTTTTGTGATGATGTATTTGCTTTAAACATGATTCGTTTATCTTCTCCATCAAAGAATACAAAAGCTAAGATATCGCAAGTATAGTTTCTATAAGTATCAGACATTGACCTTGAGTTCTCAGCAGCAAAGACAAACTTCTTTTCTTTAGTAGCCCTTCTACTTTTTACTTGCACTGTATATTTCGCTGATCCAAACTCAACCATTAAATCAGCAGGATGTTTTTCTTGAGTTGGGTAACAAAAGTCAGCGTACTCAAGCAAGAAGGTTTGAACTAATGATTCTCCTAAAGCTCCAAGTCTAGAATTAGCTTGATGTTGATCTGATGTTTTTCTTGGCACTTTTACACAAAGCTAGTTTTCTTGAATTCCTAGCTGCCCTATTTGGTGTTTGAACTGCATACTTACTTCTTAATACTTCCTCTGATGCTTCTAACCAACAACCCATCTCCATCAGAGCTCGTGTTTGTCTAAAATTCATAAATCCTGCTATACCCATCTGAAATGCCATATCAACACATACTTCTTGAGCAGGTGTTGGGAAACTTCTCCATACTTCCCACATTTTATCTAAATTAGCTACTACTCTTTCTATATCATTCTCAAGCATAAACATAGCTTCTTCTTCTGATATACCATTAGCTTCTAAGTTCCTCCCCACACCTATTGATAATTTGTTAGCACTACAATGATAAGGAGTACACATCAAGCCTTCATTCTTGATAAGCATTTCTTTTATGTTGTCGTACATTTTATTTTTTAATTTTTTCGTAGGTTCGCAAGCCACTCATCCCAAGCATAGCCATAACTATTGTAGATAGCTGACTAAAATCAAATTCAGGAGTATCGAATTGTATGCCATTAACAATAAGAATATATTGTATGATTGGCTCTAGAATAAAATGATAAGCGAGTGATAGACCGCAGCACCAACCGATAAAAGGACGCCACCCTGAGACAAATATGTTATTGTGCTTTGCTTCAACTTTATTTACTTCTAATTGTGCTTTGTTTAATGAAATTATTTCCTTCTCAAGTTCGTGAGATAGTTTTATTTTTAAATCTTTATCAGCAACAAATTTATCTAAAATGTCACCGACTGGTTGAATAAGTTTGTCTATCATAAATTAATTTTTGTTAAAGTAAACCTCTAACTATAATAGTAATTAAAGAAGCAATAATTGTTGTAAGACCACCAACCAACCAAAGTCTCATACCATTTATAGATGACTGTAAATCATCTGTTTTTTTATAAATAGTCTTCCACCTTTCTTCGCACATTTTTTCATGGACTCTTAAATCCGAATGTACATCATTGGCAGTCTTTCTTCTTTCCATTATTTTTCCTCTTCTACCTCAGCTTCAACCTCAGCATTGATAGCTCTATCAAATGATTGGATACAAAGATTTTTGTATTCATCAGTGATGACATAATCATCATAGAACTCTTGGAGTCTAGCTAATTTTTTACCAGCAATATTTAACTTAGCAGCTAAAGCCTTTTGTTCTTCGTTTAGATCAGAAGCTCTGTATTCAGTGCCATTATAATTAATTACTACTGGTTCTTGGTTTTCCATTTTATTATCTTCTTTACTCATTTAACTCTCCTATAAGTTTATATTAATTAAATTATATACTAATTTTCTAGCTGTTCTATCCTAGCTGTTAAATTATCTATTAGTTCTTGTTGTTCTATTATTGCCTTAGTTAAAAGAGGTACAAGTTTGCTTTGATCTATTCCTTGATATTTTGGATTGCCCTCTTCATCAACACCATCTTTTTCACCTGAAATAGCTTCAGGAACTATATCTGAAACTTCATGTGCTAAGAAACCATCAACTGTTTTATCAGGATCAGATAAGAAATTAAATCTAGCTGGTTTTAATTGTACGACCCTATCGAGGGCATTGAATTCATAGTCTACATTTTCTTTGAGTCTATAGTCTGATGATGTATTGTAAGATGTTGCTGAACTTGTAACTGAGATAGTTCCAACTATAGTTCCACCTCTTCTAAATGATTGAATAGAACCATCGCTACCCATTCTGTTTAATTGTAAAGCATAGTCTCTTCTTGATGAAATACCTACACCACCAACACTACTACCTGCTGAAAGTCCAAAGAAAGCTGCTGAAGCACCACTATCTTCTGATGTAATAAATGCTAAAGAGTTTGTAGTTCCTAAAAGAACATTGCCTGAAGAATCAATACGCATTCTTTCTGTTGAGTCTTGATAAAATCTTAAAGCATCAGCAGATGATGAAACAAGCATTGACCATTCATTTGTTCCACCTTCTATTTGTACTGAAGCAGAACTTGCGTTTGAAACTTCAATATTACCTGTAGCAACTCCTGTTGAACTTGTTTTACCAGCTAATATATTTCCTGAAGAATCAATACGCATTTTTTCACTATTATTAGTAAAGAATGCCATATAGTTAGAATTATGCTGATAGCTAATTCTTCCATGAGCAGTAGTACCATCAGAATGATTGAAAGCTAAATTACCTTGATGCGTTGATCCTGATTGAATAGTAATACCATCATTTGCATCTCCATCACCTACTACTAATTTTTGTGCAAAAGCATATCCAGTTTGTGAAGTTTGTCCTATAAGCACATCACCTGAAACATCAATACGCATTCTTTCTGAGCCATAAGTTTTAATAGCTAACGCACCTGTTGAATCGCCTGAAGCGTTTAATGTAGCCACATCACCACTTATTCCTAATCGTAAAACTGTATTGTTCGCACCTGCTGTACTTTGTACTTGTAACAAGTCAGCGTCACTTGAACTTTCAACTTCTAATTTAAAAGCAGGATTATCAGTCCCAATTCCAACGTTTCCACTTGCTGCTATTCTAACTTGCTCACTTGCACTTCCTGCTGTACCTGTTCCAAATATCATAGAACCACCAGCAGCACCGCCTTCAGCTTGGACATCTATATATCCTGCAACACCTGTATTAGTTACATCATTGGTATAAAATTCTATTTTTCCAAGACTATCATTTGCAACTACAGAGCCATCTTGTCTTGCTAATCTTACAACTGAACCAGTTGTTGCATTAAGGTGTAGTTGTGTATCAGGACTCGCAGTTCCAATTCCAACTCTATTATTTGTAGAATCAACTGATAAAGTTCCTGAATCTATTTCTAAATCTGAAGCTGTTACTGTACCTGTAATATTAATATCACCTGTACCTGTTATATCGCTTGAATTTAAGTCTAAATTACCACCAAGCTGAGGAGTTGTATCTTCTACAACATTATTAATAGAAACAGCTTGTACTCTTGCATCAGTGTAATAAAGATTAGTTCCTTCAGATAAATCTGATGTAGATTTTGTAGCCAACCTAGTATCAAAATCAGAGTTAGCTCTTGCACTTGTATAATAAAGATTTGTACCTTCAGATAGATCAGTTGTAGACTTACCACTAAATGCAGAATCAAATCTAGCTGTTGTATAGTAAAGGTTGGTTGCTCCCTCTGCTACATCATCAGTATCTTTTGTAGCTAGTCTTGTATCAAATCTAGCATCTGTATAATAAAGATTAGTACCTTCAGACAAATCACTTGTAGATTTGCCTGTAAAGGCAGAATCAAATCTTGCTTGAGTATAGTAAAGGTTAGTACCTTCTGCTAAATCTCCAGTATCGTGATTTGCTAGGCTTGAAACTGTACCTGTTACTGATCCAGTAACATCACCTTCAATATTAGCAACTAAAGTACCAAGTGAATTAAGAGTAATATTTCCTGTAGCACTACCATCTGCTGTTGTTAATCCTAGTGTGAATTTATCAACTGATTCATCCCACATAAAGATACCATTATCAGCAGTACCTCTATTGATTAGCATACCTGAATCATTTACAGGACTACCTGTTAATCCTGCATTAAGCTGGAATAAGTTATCTTCTATATCTAGGTTAGTAGTATCAAGAGAAGTTAGCGTACCATTTACTGTTAGATTACCTGCTACTGTTAAATTGTTAGCAACTTGCACGTCATCAGGTAGTGTTAGCGTTATATCTGCAGACTCACTTCCACTACCTGTAACAGTGATTTTATTAGCAGTACCAGTTACTGTTGCAACATAGTTACCAACTGTATCAGTTCCAAGTGTTACTGAATTAGCATCTACACTTGATGCTTGTATTCCTAGTGCATCAACAAATGCTTTAGTAACTCTTGTATCAATAGCTGAATTAGCTCTTGTAGTTGTGTAATATAAATTTGTGCCTTCTGTTAGATCAGAAGTTGTTTTGTTACCAAATGCAGAATCAAATCTTGCACTTGTGTAATATAAATTAGTTAATCCTTCACTTAAATCATCAGTATCTTTAGATGTAAAAGCTGAATCAAATCTAGCAGATGTGTAATATAAATTAGTTCCTTCTGCTAAATTGGTTGTAGATTTAGTAGCTAATCTAGTATCAAAATCTGTATTTGCCCTTGCTGATGTATAGTATAAATTTGTAGTTCCTTCACTAAGATCATCAGTATCTTTAGTAGCAAGTCTTGTATCAAATGCAGAATTAACTCTTGTATCTGTATAGTAAAGATTAGTTAAACCCTCTGATATATCATCAGTATCTTTAGTTGCGAGTCGAGTATCAAAATCTGTATTTACTCTAGCAGTTGTATAATAAAGATTACTACCTTCTGTTAAATCACCTGTATCTTTAGTAGCTAATCTTGAATCAAAATCTGTATTTGCTCTTGCTGTTGTGTAGTAAAGATTAGTATTCTCAACAACTATAGAAGTATCAAGTGTTGATGTAACTGCTTGATTAGATGCATTACCTATAAATATTTTGCCATCATTTAGATTAGGCGTATCATTGCTTCTACCTGCACCACCTACTTTAATTGAGCCTGCTGTTTCATGACTTCTTATAACTTTACCTATGTTTTGTATTTGTGTTGATTCGCCTGTTGGTTTAGTAGTTGTAAAAGCACCTGCTGTTGTAGAAGCATATAAAATTTGTCCTTCTGATACACTTGATGTATCTAAACCTTCTAATGTGCCAAATGTTGCAACTTGTAATCCTGCATTATTATTAGCATCTGTTACAGCTAAACCAAATACAGGCATTTTAGAATTATCATCTGCTTTTGCTTTTGCTACTATTGGAACATCACCTGAAACTCCTGAAACATAAACTAAATCACCTTTTGTTAATGCTTCACCAGCTTTTGCACTAAATCTTACAGCACCACAA